GCTATGTTTAAGCACTAAGCCTAACAATGATTTAGGGGCCAGTAATCTTGCATCATGTAAGAGTCAAGGCCTGCGCCGCCGAGAAGGCAACAAAAGTCACTTAATGGGTAAAGGCCCAGAGAGTCGTATGACCATGGGCGGACATAAAGTTAAAGGCAAGAAATATGGTGGCAAGATACCAGACTGGGGCACACGCAAATGAGATTTAACGAATTTAAAATTATAAATGAAAAGTTTGGACCGTCTGGATCTGAACCCGGTGCTCCTAGAACTAAAGATAAATTAGGATCATTTACTGTAGATGTTCCTAAAGGTCGTCGTGGCACAGAAGTAGCAGATGTACAGAAAGCTTTGATTGCATTAGGTTATCCTCTACCAAAGCATGGCGTTGATGGAATCCGTGGCCCGGAGACTGTGGATGCAGTTAAGAAGTTTCAAACAGATAACGGATTAACAGTTGATGGAGATCCGGGACCTGCCACAGTTGCTAAATTAAATGACGTTCTAAAATCAAAACCTGATGTTGCTGGTAAGCTAATTAAAAGTACACCTGCAGATGTTAAAGCAGCACCTAGTGCAAGTAGTATAGATACTAGTGCAATTCAAGATCCTAATTTTAATAAAAAGTTAGATAAGATTGCAGATGCATTAGGTGTAAGCAGTAAAAATTTATTAGCTATTATGAAAATGGAGTCTAGAGTTGATCCGGCAGCTGTTAACAAACAGTCAGGAGCTACAGGACTTATACAGTTTATGCCAGACACAGCTAGATCATTAGGAACTAGTGTAGAAGCATTACGAGGAATGTCTGCAGTTGAACAACTAGACTATGTCTACAAGTATTTTAAAATGGTAGGTGTTAGACCAGGAATGGATCTAGGTGATTTATATATGGCAGTGTTTATGCCTAAGTTTGTTGGGTATCCTGATGATTTTGTACTAGGACAACAAGGCGGCGGCAAAGTACCGGGAACAAACCTAAGTAGTGATTTGGTGTACAAACAAAATAAAGGTTTGGATAAAAACAAAGATGGATCCATTACTATCGCTGACGTAAAGAGTTCTATACAAAGATTTGCATAATGAATTTAACTGGTAAACTTTTAATTGCTCCTCCTAGTGTGAGGGGAAACTTTTGGCAAAAGACTGTAATCTATGTTACAGAGAATCATGCCCGCGGTAGTATGGGGCTAGTGCTTAATAAAGTTAGTAAAATGCCCATTAGAGAGTTTGCACAAAATTGCAATGTAGATTGCGACATTGACGGATTTATGTATGTAGGTGGTCCAGTTAATGTAAAAGCTCTTACTATGATACATAGTGCAGAATGGGCTTGTGAAAACACAATGCAAATTAATAATCAGTTTAGTATTAGTTCACACGCAGATCTATTGCAGAGACTAGCAATGGGCGACTGTCCAAACTACTGGAGACTCATAGTTGGATTATGTGCATGGACTCCGGACCAACTAGAAAATGAACTTAACGGTGTAAGCCCTTACAATCATGCGTTCAGTTGGCTAACAGCAACTCCAACGCAAGAAGGAGTTTTTGGACTAGACGGAACAGACCAATGGACTAGCTCTATTGAGCATTCTGGTTCGGAATTTGTTCAAAAATTACTTGCGTAAATACCTAAACGGCTGTATAATACAAGCTGTTTCGTACAATAAAGAAATGATTACCCAAAATGTCAGATACGCTATTACTCAACGCCACCGGCGCACCAGTCAGCTTTCTGCCGCTTAGTACAATTACTTGGCAGGACGCAATCAAATACATGGTCTTAGATAAAGCCACAGTATTAGCTTGGCACGATAATTGGATTGTAAGATCAGCTCGCTGGGAAACTGCTGTACCTAGTATTGTTATTCTCAAAGAGTACATGAAACCTAAAATAGCTATTCGATTTAGTAAAAGCAATGTATTTCTGCGTGACAACTATCACTGTGCCTATTGTGGCTGCAATCTAGAAAAGAAACACTGTACATTAGATCATGTACTACCAACCAGTCTAGGTGGTAAGACTACATTTGAAAACTGTGTTACCGCCTGCGGTCCCTGCAATGCCAGCAAAGGTAATAATAAAAAGATTGTTCCTAAGTTTAAGCCACACAAGCCCAGCTTCTACGAACTAGTAAATAAGCGTAAAGCAATGCCTTTTCAAGTAAGGCATAGTGAATGGCTTGAGTACTTAAGGTGACGGATACACTACAAATAGAATGGAGTCTTGGCAATAGTTGTAACTTAGATTGTTCCTACTGCAGTTGGGAATTAAAAGCAGGTAATAACTTATTTCCGGACCATGACAAACTCAGCCTGGCATTTGCTCACTTAGTTGATCAAAGTCAGGCGTTCTCTAATGTTAGAATAGATGTCAATGGTGGCGAACCTACACTTAGTCTAGCCTTACAATACGTTATTCTATCTAACAAAGATTCTAGAATTAAGTTTAAATTAATATCTAACGGCCAAGCCAGTATAGAGCAGTGGACACACATGGCTCCTAACCTGTATGATCTATCTCTTACCTATCATGCTACAGAAGACTTTGATCATTTTTTAAATGTTGTGAACGCTGTTAACAAGCATATAAACTCTACAGTCTATGTTGCAGTGACTCCTGAAAACTGGGCAAAACAACACGAATGTTATAACATTCTTAAACATAAAAATGTAAATGTTCAACTACAGTTCTTATACGACAATTTTACCAAAGGCAATAACAAATACCTAAACTATTCTAAAGAACAATGGAATGAATATTATACAGCGCAAGGAATTGACATATATAATAAGCAACAAGTAGAATCTACTATAGAGTTTAAAAGAGTTAATCATTTAAACAATTATTTTGGACATCTTTGTTGGGCCGGAGTAACACAGATTGTAATTGATAACTTTGGCGATGTATGGAGAGGCTGGTGTAAGAGCCATGCTCCTATGGGAAATATATTTGCACAGACTGTGTCGTTAGATACTGGCCCTAGAGCATGTCCTAAATCGCAGTGCAAAAATGGATTTGATTTACAAGCTCGTAAGAGCGAAGGAAGTTGGGGATTAGCATGAAAAAACTGTTTTGGAATTGTTTAGGATTTTTAAGTTTAGGTATGGCCTACATTGGAGTTGTTACTCCGGGTATTCCCTATAGCCCGTTTGTGGTATTCGCAGCCTATTGCTTTGCCAAGAGCAGTCCACGTATGCATGCCTGGATTATGAATCACAAGACCTTTGGACCGTTTATTACAAACTGGAATCAAAAACGTGTGTTCCCCTTAAAGCTAAAGTTCTTTATGCTGGCCAGCATGAGTGTTAGTCTACTAATCATGTTCTTTACAGGAGTTAAACCAATTGGAATTATCAGTACCGCAATTTTTATGGGACTTGTCGCTTGTTGGGCTTGGCGTTTTCCTGGCTCTGTTGCCGAATATGATAACCGCATTGCTGAAGGCCGCAAAATAGGTTGGTTCAACAATAGTTTTTAACATTGTAATCATTATGTAATCGATTGGGCGGTAAATATGGTATATGAAGACATACCGCTCAATCTTTGTTAGTGATGTGCACCTCGGAACTAAAGACTGTCAAGCGGATAAGTTAAACAATTTTCTCAAACACAACTCTTGCGACACATTATATCTAGTAGGCGATATAATAGATGCGTGGCGCATACAACAAAACAAGTGGCGTTGGAAACAAAGTCATACTAACGTTGTTCGTCGTGTGCTAGGTCATGCCAAGCGTGGCACTCGTGTAGTTTATGTAGCAGGCAATCACGACGAATTCTTAAGACCAATGATACCATATGGGTTTAGTTTTGGTCTAGTAGAAATACACAATCAAATAGAACACATAGGTGCAGACGGCAAGCACTACCTAGTCACTCATGGCGACCTGTTTGACGGCATTACACGTCTAGCACCTTGGCTAGCCTTCTTAGGAGATAAAGCATATGATATCATCCTTAGTATCAATAGTAAGTACAATTGGCTACGTCATCGCATGGGTTTTGGGTACTTTAGCATTAGCAAGTTTCTTAAGCACCGTGTTAAAAAAGCCGTAGACTTTATGTTCAAGTTTGAAGAAAATCTAGCCAACTACTGTAAGAAACGTGGCTTTGATGGGGTTATATGTGGACACATACATCACGCAGAGATTAAACAGATCAATGGTGTTATGTATATGAATGATGGTGACTGGGTTGAATCGTGTACTGCGTTAGTTGAGCATCATACCGGCCGTTGGGAAATCATAACTTGGACCAAGGAGAAAGACCGTGTGGATACTAATACTGATAGCAGTTCACGTGAACAATCCTCAGGACGTTCCGGGAAGAATAGAACTGGCATTCAAGGACCAGATGAGTTGCGAACTAGCTCTAGCGTCAATGAAGTGGCAGTTAAAGTTTAATAATTTTAAGGTAGAAGGCCAATGCAAACGACAATAAGCGATAAGATTACCATAGTGGTTCCTTGCAAGAATGAAGAGAACTACATTCATCATTTGTTAGATTCACTACGTGGACAAGCTATAGGCAATACTAGAGTTATCATTGCTGACTGCTCCACGGACAACACTAGACAAGTGATTAAAGATAACAGCTACGGATTACGTGTTGAAATCATTGACGGCGGCCCTGTCTCACTAGCCAAGAACAATGGAGCACATCTGGTCACTACTCCTTACATATTGTTCATTGATGCGGATGTGCGTTTCTTCAAGGACACTGTAATACATGATGCTGTTAATTTGATCGAGTCTAAGAATTTAGATCTCATCGGCCTAAACATTAAATGTTATGACAAAGACTTGCGAGCAAAGATTGGATTCACAGCATTTAACTTGATTAATCATGTATTGAAATACGTTAGTCCTTTTGCTGTTGGCGCATTCATGCTGACACGCAGGGATAAGTTTGAACAGTATGGTGGCTTTCCGGAGCAGTTTGCAACATCAGAAGACTTCTTTTTATCCCGCAAGTACAGCCCAAGAAAGTTTAGAATTATACGACATCACTTTGGACAAGACTCTCGTAGATTTAAGAAGATGGGCTATATGGGCATGGCCAAATACCTAGTTAAGAATTTTGTTAATCGCAACAACAAAGCCTACTGGGATAAGTTAGATTCATCTAAGTATTGGGGTTAATTTGCTAGGATTGCAAAATACTATTTTTATAACTAAATATTAGCACTTATTGGAGTATATATGAAGAAATTTTTACTATTATTGCTATGCTTACCCTTGCTAGTATTTGCACAAAAGACGCCACAGGGCGCAACCTACGACGCACAGATCCTGCGTGTCACTGACGGGGATACGGTTGTAATCTCTGCACCATTCTTACCCGCACCATTTAAGCCAGAATTGGCTATTCGTGTGTTTGGTGTAGACACTCCAGAGAAAGGCCACAGAGCCATGTGCCCAAGCGAAGCACAACGCGGAGAAGCAGCTAGTGC